TGCCGTTACTACAGTGGCAAGTTACAACGCTGTTCTGTCTACTAACGCAAGCGTCGATGCAAGCGTGTCGGTGGTGGGCGCATCAATCGGAACTTTCCTTGCTGCCGGAACAGCAGACCCGACAGTTACGGTTTCTATAGATATAGAAAAATTAGGCGAGGATTGGACAGAAATAGCGGCAGGCTCAGAAACTTGGTCTGAGATAGCGGCTGGTGCTGAAACGTGGACACCCGCTTCAAGCGGCTCAGAGGTTTGGTTAGATCAATGATAAAGTTTGGCGAATGGATGCCCGATCAACCCGACTTTCAAAACGCCGGGTCTACTGAGGCGCAAAATGTTTTACCGTCTGCGTCGGGGTATGCTCCTATCAAAACTCTTGAGGCTTTAAGCGGTGCAGCCGACAACAGAATACGCGGCATTTTCCCCGCAAAAGACAATAGCGGTAACATTAAGCTATTTATTGGAGATGCAGGGAAACTCTACGAGTTCGATGCCTCTGACAGTGGTTTAGACAGCATCGGCAAGGGCGGTGGATACACGCTTTCTGATGACGAATATTGGAAGTTTGTCCAGTTTGGCGACAGGGTTATAGCTGCGGGGGGAACAGGCGAAACGCTGCAAAGCTATGTGCTTGGCTCGTCTTCAGCATTTGCCGATGTATCGGGCAGTCCCAAGGCTAAGTTTATTGCCAGTGTGCGCGACTTTATCATGTCTGCCTACGTTGATGAAGGTAGCGGAGAGGTGCCTTACAGGGTTCGATGGTCTGCAATCAATGATGCAACGTCTTGGACAACCGGAACCAATCAGGCCGACAGTCAGGACATTGCTGATGCTGGTGAAGTCACAGGCTTGGTTGGCGGCGAGTATGCAACGATCTTGCTGGAACGGGCGATTGTTCGAGCAACTTATGTTGGTACCCCGCTAATCTTTCAGTTTGATAAGGTAGAAACTACGCGCGGTTGCTCACATGCAGGCAGCGTGGCAAATGTTGGGCACCAAGTCTTTTATCTTAGCAATGACGGTTTTTACGCCTTTGACGGGCAACGCTCACGACCAATCGGGGCGGAAAAGGTCAACAGATGGTTTCTGTCTGAGTTTGACAGCCAGCAAGCCGATAGAATGTCGGCTGCGGTTGACCCACAAAACCAGATAGTAATGTGGTCGTTTATTTCAAACTCAGCTACAGCCGCAGAGCCAGACAAGGTAATTATTTATAATTACGCACTAGACCGATGGTCTTACGGCGAGTTTGAGACAGAGTTTCTTGCCCCATATTTCACGGCTGGATACACCGTTGAGAATTTGAACAATATTGCGGCAACACTAGATGCTCTGCCAGCTTCTTTAGATAGTGACTTGTATAAAGGTGGTGGCTATATATTCGGCGGCTCCAAGCAGAAAAAACTGCATAGTTTCACAGGGTCGTCATTAGAGGCAATGGTGGAGACATCGGAGTTTAACGTCGCCACAAACAAACATGCTGTTCTTCACAGGGTCATTCCTTTTACGGAAGGTGGCACCGTGACTGTTCAGGTTGGGACAAGAAACCGCCAAACCGATAGCGTCACACTAGGTACGGCGGCTTCATTGAACGCAGACGGGTTTTGCCCGACCAGGTCACAAGGTCGGTTTCATAGAGTTCGGTGCAACCTAACGGGAAACTGGAACTTTGCACAAGGTGTTGACATTGATGGCGCAGCCACGGGTGAGCGTTAATGTCTAATCAGTTTCGCACACTGCCACCAATGGGCGCAGAGCCAAGGCAGATAGCCGAGGTCGTAAACAGAACGATTGATGGAAAGTTAAACAGCACGGGGTCTGTAACCTTAACTGCCAGCGCGACCAGTACGGTAGTTGCAGAGGCGCGATCTGGCCCGGACAGTGTTATTTTGTTTATGCCGACCACCGCAAATGCGGCGGCTGAGTTGGCAACAATGTTTGTCTCGTCAAGGGGGAAGCAGACGTTCACTATTACTCATGCGAACAACGGGCAAACTGATCGGACGTTTAAGTATGTCGTCATCGGATGAGTACCAGTTTTTGCCTGTACCTGTTGAGTTAATAGACAGCTTTTGGGATGCGGCACTAAAGTTTTTGCAACCCGCGATAGCTACGGCAGAAGGCAAAGTAGATGCTTACGACATTTACTCAGATTGCCAACAGCGCATATCAGTCCTGTGGTTAGTTGTAAAAGACGAAAATTTGGTCGCCGCAGTGACGACAAGAATTATTAATTATCCGCAAGCCCGGAAAGGATACGCCATCGAATACGTTGGCGGCAGGGATATGAAAAACTGGATTGACTTAGTGTTAGAAACACTAAAGCCAATCGCCAAACAAAATGGCTGCACACATTTCGAGGCTTACGGACGTTCTGGTTGGAAGCGTTGGTTGGGCAAAAGAAATTTTGAGCCAAAATTCATTCATTTTGAAATGGAGTTAGAAGATGGGTAAAGGTGGCGGCGGTTCACAAACCGTAACTCAGGTGCAAGAAATACCTCAGTTTTTGCAAAATCAATTACGAGACACCTATAACTTTGCACAAGGAATACAGCCAGCAGTTTTTGCGGGTGATCGTATAGCTGGTTTTACACCGCTAGAACAGCAAGCGCAGTCGATGATTGCAGAACGAGCGGCGGCTGGTGATCCTACTGTTCAGCAGGCGCAAGGCTTGCTAGGTGGTGTAATAGGCGGCGATACTCGACCAACTTATGCCGAGGGCTTTCTTGGGGACATAGCCGCAGGGCGATCTCAGACCAACCCATTTTTACAAACACAGATCGACAACGCGATTTCGGGTGCAGTCAATCAGGCGACATCTCAATACGCCCTTGGTGGTCGTTTGGGTAGCGGGGCGTTTGGCTCTGCCTTGGGCGCAGGGGTTACAGGTGCGGCGGCTCCTATTCTTGCACGACAGGTCGAGGCAGACCGCACAAGGCAAATGCAAGCTGCAAGCCAGCTTAGTGCGTTAGAACAGCAAAACCGCGCCCGTCAGTTGCAAGCGGCTGGCATGGCCCCAGCGTTGGCGCAACAAGAGTTAAGAGATTTGGCTATTCTGCAAGGCGTTGGTCAGGATCAGCGCGGGATGCAGCAAGCACAGATTCAGGCACAGCAAGACTTTATAAATGAACTTAATGCAGCCCAGCAACAACAGCTTGCTAACCGTGCTTCTGCGGCTGGTTTGAATCCCACTCCTACCGGATTTAACCGAACAGGGCCAAGCAACGCCCCCTCTGCCTTGAGTTCTGCGGCTGGTGGTGCATTAAGCGGTGCCGCGTTGGGTGGCCTTGCTGGTAATATGGGATTTAGCGGCGCACTTGGTTTGGGGGCAGGGCCGTTTGGGGCGTTGGTCGGTGCTGGTTTAGGTCTTTTAGGTTAGGGGTTTCTGATGAATATTAACGACTTAAATTTAGCTTCTAGTCTTGGTTTGCTCACGGCTGGCGCAGGCTTGCTTGAAGGGCAATCATTTAATCAAGCTCTGCGGGGTGGTCTAGGGGCGTACTCTCTTTTAGACGATATTTCGGCACAGGAAGAAGAACGTCGGCGGCAAGAAGCGCAGCAGTTAAATTTACAACGGCTGACCACAGCCGCGCAAATGGGTGGTCGCGACATGGCTGGCAATCCTGTGGACATGCAAAGCCTAGCTATGGCTGCCGCGCCAAATCTTGCCGCAGAGCAAATAATAAGAAATCAATTTGCCCCAAAGAAACCACCCACAACAGCAGACATTACAAACTTTCAATTTGCGAAACAAAACGGCTTTACAGGAAGTTTCTCTGATTTTTTGCAAAGTCAGGTGCCGGGCGGCGTTACCATGAACGTCCCCCCAACGGAAATACCGCCAGAAGAAGTCACTAACATTGACATTTCTACGGCGGCACAAGGGGATTTGTCAGGTATCGGTTCAAGGGTTGGTAACTTTGCAACAGGCCTTTTCGGAGGTTCATATGATGAACCTGCTTTAAGGGAAGCGGCAAACCTACGGGCTGTAAATCTGGGCGCACAAGTTCCTCTTACCAAGTCATTGTCTGACAAAGGTTCCGTTTATACGCAACAAAACATAGCAAGATTGTTGCCGCAACCGGGCGACACAAATGCTCAAATGGTTGCGAAGATGGAATCTTTGATTCCGTTGTTAGACCGTCAAATAAATGAAGCGAAAAAAGTTGCCCTAAATCCAAACGCTCAAGCGGCATACAGAACTAACGCGCTGGAAATGCTTTCGAGTGGGCCAGCAGCTTTGGCGGCTTACAAAAAAGCAGTTGAAAATTACAGGCGCAGAGAGGGGCAGGCAAGCCCGGTAACTCGCAAAACACAGCGCAGAGTTGTTCGTGACCCCAACACTGGCGAAATGAGATTTGTTGATTAAGGAAATATAATGGCACAAATTGTAAATGGCATTGAATTTCCAGATGATGCCACAGATGATGAAATCTTAGGTTTTTTCAATGCAAATCCAGATGCGTTAGAACAGGATGTTCCAACTTTTACAGACGATACTGTTGGAACAGCAGCGTTAAAAGGTTTTTACGGCGGCGTTGCCGATGTTGTCGGCGCACCTGTTGACCTTGCTAATTTTGCTTTGCGGCAAACTGTGGGGCGTTTGGGAATACCGGGTGCCACTTTTGAAGGCCCAGCAGTCGGCGGTAGCGAAAGTTTGCGAGGTCTTTTGCAAGATGCTGGTGAACTGCCGTTTGCGCCCGAAGGTGGATACACATTTGGAGACATCGAAGAACTGCGGCCTAGCATAAGGCCATTTGCCGTAATGGGCGAAACTGCGGGGCAGTCATTGCCATTTGCTGTCGCACCTTTAGCTTTAGCAAGAACGGCTGGCCCAGCAATTCAGCAGGGCGGTAATGTTCTTCAACAAGTAGGGCGCGAAATTGTTGACACTGCCCGTCGTAAACCAATGCAGTTTGCCGCTACCGAAGCTGGACTAACTGCGGGGGCATCGGTTGGGGCGGGTGCAGCAGAAGCTATTGATCCGGGCGATCCAACATCACGATTGATCGGAGAACTAACAGGTGTTTTTTCGCCCACCATTGTTGCGACACAGTTAATCCCTAGTCTTGCTGATTCAGTTCGTCGGGTGACTTCAAGTTATACGCCCCGTGGCAGGGAGCGCGAGGCCGCGCGTGTGGTTCAACGCGAAGTTGTGCGAAGGGGAGAAGACCCCGAAACCTTGGCGAGAGCTTTAGAAGGCGGTGATGCCATAAGTCCCGCAGCCACAGCAGGGCAGCGAACTGAAAGCGAGGCACTTCTTGCTTTAGAAAACACGCTCATAAAAGAATCTGGGGAAACCAGCCAAGATGCTGCGAAGCAAGCTCGGCAAGCTATTGATGATTTCA